TTGTCCAGCAGGTAGTCAAGCACTATAATAATTCAAGTTATCTATTGCCATTAGTTTTGTACATCAGAATAATAAATACTTTGTACTCTTTGAGAGATATATCTTTTCATTTTCTCTAGTCATTCTTCATATCTAGCTTTACATCTATCAGCTTTCTCAAAATCTTGTTTATGTTCCCACAATTCAGCTCTTAATCAGTCTTTTAGCACTTTGTGAAATTGCTTTAAGTCTGAATGTCATGGGAATATAACATCCTCTTCATTATCTGTTAGCTCTACAGGATTTATATTCTGTATTCATTGTATCTCTAATCCTCATTCTATATCTTTCTCAGGAGTCCAGTTTAGGAATATATGATTATCCTTTAGCTTCCATCATTTCATTCATGTACTCTCTTCCAAGTCTGATAATTCAGGTAATTCATAACTATTTTCTTCATCAGCCCAGATTATTACTTTCTTTACTTTCTCTATTCATGGTACTTTGATTTCATTTCAGTCATCATCTAGTACAGGATTTCAGCTATCATCTAGCAGAGTAGTCCATTCTCTTTCTACTTTATATTCTCTTGCTCACTGTTGTATATCAGTAGTCCAATAAGTCCAAAAATAGTCTTCCTGAGTAGTTACTATCATTCTGTACATCTCAGAATAGATTTCATTCAGCTTATTCAGTCCCTTTGTGTATGGATAGTTAGCGATAGAAGTATTAGTGTCTTCGTATGCTTCTTCCAATAGATTTTGAATTGTCATTAGCTCAATAATAAATAATAAGTTAAAAGTCTGACTATTTATTAAAGAGGGGAGGAGTTATCCTCCCATCTTTTATCTACTAAGCAAGAGCAGTTACAGAAGCCCTTACAAGTTGTTCAGCATTTTGGTCAAATACTTTTCCTCCATGTGCAACTTCTCCTAAGATGTTGTAGTATAATCCATCATCAGCTTCAGTTACTTTAGCTTTCACTAATTGTCTTACATAGTTGTAACTCTTAGCTCTGAAAGCATAAATGTAAGCAGCAGGAGCAGACTGTCCAGTTGGAGTAATTAAGTTAGATTCATAGATAGAGAATCCAGCGAATTTACCTAACCATCATTCTACAGCAGCATCAGCAGCTACTTCAGTTCCAGCTAAGATTCCAGCTTGTGCTATAAGAGCAGATACTTCTGGAGATACAACCAAGATTCTATCTTCCATAGGTACTTCTTTCTTAGAAAGCATAGTTCTAAGTCACATAATGTCTTTAGCAACTGTACTTACAGACATACTAGCAATAGTAGTAGTTTGAGTAGCAGTAGCAGCAAAGAAAGCATCCAACATAGTGATAATTGAAGTTTCTACAGCTGTGTCAATTCCATTTACCAAGTCTCTGATACGATTTCCTTTGATAGAGTATAGAGTTTGGATTTCTTCTAGATCAGAGAATTTTTCTCTGTATTGATGTAATTTGTTAATTACCAAATCAGAACTTGTAATAGTTCTATCAGATGCAGTAATAGCAGCCAAAGAATTTGCTCTGATAGTAGCTGGCTGTCCATTTCCAGAAGCATCTGTTAAAGTAATTTTTGGAGATACAGGTACTGTAATAGTATCTCATCCTTTCTTTAATTGTCCCTCAAATTCGTAGTTAGCGAATCTCATGAAAGGTTTTTTAGGAGTGTCAGATAATTTTCTGCGAAGTTCTGCCTCCAAAATAGTTCTAACTTTATCTACTTGTGCCATTTTAAAATAGGTTTAAAAGAATTAAATAAGTAATTCTTCTCCCTCTGTTGTTTAGTCTAGTTCTCAAATCTTGGCTTTACTGTAGCTTTACCATTCCTGATGTCAGCTTCTACCTTTTGAAATTCATCTCTAGGTAATACAGCAAGCTCTTCTTCAGTCCAAACTTTTCATTCAGACTTTTTAGGAGTTTCCACTTCTTCAGTTTCTACTGCTTCTATGTTCTCCTCTAGTTCAGTTTTTTTAGCCATGCTAAATTAAATTAAAGATTTAAATCTGCTTAATAGCTCAGCTTTCTATCCCTTTTGCGATTTCATCGTACTTTGCAGGATTCTTCTCAGCTATTTCTGCAAGTTCATCGTATGAGATTTCTTTTCTCTCAATTTCTCCTACTCTTTCTCTTCATGGATTAGGATTAGCATTGCTGACTTCATGATAATCAGCTACTCTATAAGCTTGTTCCCATGTTAAGTTAGGATTAGCTTCACGAATTTGTAGAATTTCTGCAGGGATCTCTTCAAATCCATGTTTAGCTTTGAAACTTACTTTTTCCTCAATAGTTTTCTCTAATTCAGCTTTGTCTACTTCAGCACTAGCTTTTTCAGCTAAGTCTTTCTGCTTAAAAGCCTCTTTAGCTTGCTTCTTCTTTTTGTCATACAGCTCCTTAGTGACATAGTTTTCAGCTACATCATCCTTAGAAATGTAATTCTCATCAAGATCAGCTCTTGAGATAAAGTCAGCTTCATTGAAGTCTTCCTCTCTTCCATCATCATAAACGATTTTGGTCATGTTGTTTAGTTTACCAAATAAAAAGATGTTGATTAGTGGTCATCCTCCACCGATATATCAGTTTGATTACTGATCCTTGTTAAGAGATACTGTGGTATATTCAGGAACTCATCTATTAGCTCTAGTTCCTTTATATCCATGTCTCTCTTATTGTAGATGGTCTTACTCCTATCTTCACTCACTGGAGATAGAATGCCAGTTGTTAAAGACTCTCTCTGTTCTTCTAGATATTCCTTGATTATTTCTCGGAATTTACTACTTAGTCAGTCTTTTATTATTCACTCATCTAGCTTATTCAGTTGTAGGGATTTCATTTCATGCAGTAGGTCATAAAGCTAAAGGTTGTTGATTTGCTTGGTTATTCTGTGAGATATAATTACTTACAAGCTGATTCGTACTCGCATCCTGTCATTGTGTCATTGCTCACATCATAGCTTGCTGATTTTGTTGTCAGCTCAATATTAAAGCTTGTTTTCTCCTCATTATTGCTTTCGCTTTTGCTTTCGTATCTAATGCTTTTTGATAAATCTGAATATATATACTGTGGTCTTCATTCATGTTTGTTATATCTCATACATCTTCATCATTATTTAATAACTCTAAGTCTAGTATAGCTTTCTCATATTCAGGTGGATACTTGTATATTGAGTTCACTAATTCAGGATCCATTCACATTACAGTACCAAATTCTTTATCTAGTAGGATTTGTCCAAATGGTGTAGCAGCTTGCCTTAGTGGTTGGTAGCTTGCCATAAATGCACTCTTATTAGCTTCATCCTGTTCTTTTTTATCTAGTAATGTTTTGAATGCTAAGTGTAAATCTCTCTTAGTATCCAAATCTTTACCCATTACTGTAAATGTTACACTTCCTATTCAGTTATTCAGAGTTATGTTTTTCTCTGAAGTCATCTTGAAATGTTTTTGATAGCTTCTATACCAAAGCACATCCCAATATCTTTTTTCTCCCCAAAGGAATATCTTGAATATAGTTGATAATCTTACATTCTGATTAGCTTGTAATAGTTCACTCTGAGTGGCTGTAATAGTTCTTGAATATACTCCAATACTCTGCTCATCAAATCAGACTTCTTTTGTAGATTTCTGGTCTATCATGTTCTTTAGATTATATCCATCTCCAGTTCATGATGTCTGAGTGTTTACATTCTCTATTACCTTTCTATTCTCTAGATTTCACTTAGATGGTACATATTTTCTCTTTCATAGTTTCCTATGAGCTAGTTCTTTACCATCTACTACATCAGAATTATATACAGTTATTCAGCTAAATGTTTCCTCATGCACTTTATCTATCAGTAAGTTCATGATACTTTCTTCTGAATCCTGATTATCTTTAGCTAAGTCTCATACACATAATCCATAAGGATCTCATTTCTTAGGGAATAGCCAACTATGTACTACTGGACACGGAATAAGTGTTGGATCTTTTTTCTCTTCTCCTCTTACAGCTTCTATCTCTTCACATCTGATTAGTAAAGTTCTATCGTTAGCCCATTCAGTAAGATACCATCTACCATTGAATTTAGTAAAGTGTCTATAAACTGAATAAGCCTTTAGTGGAGATTTTACTGTAGGGAAGAAATCATCTATACCATATCAGTCAGCCCATGCACTAAGTTTAGCATCATAATCATTCTTCACTTTTTCTTTTAGAGCTTTAAGCTCTTTATCTGTGAGCATTAGCTCAGTATTCTTATATAAGTCTGATATTTCTTCATCTGTTAGAGTTAGCTCAAATCCATGAAAGCTAAATCATTTCACTATATCAAAGAATGGATCAGGTATCCAACAAAGAGGAGAGTATAATCTTTTTCTAGGAGATTCTGTTACTTTATCCCATCATTCATCTACTGCTAGATAAATTCCATAATCTACTTCATCCTCTATTTTCTTATAACAAATCTGGTCTTCATCTAGTTCTTCATAGTCAAATTTTAGTAAGTTATTCCATGTTTTAGCATATTCATCATCTCATCTTTTTCTTCCTTGTATCTCTACAAGAGGTCTGTTCTTATATAGACTTGATATAAAAAGATTCCTGTTAGTATACAGGGATTTACTTCTGACTGTCTTTCAGTCTTCCATCTTTTCTCAATTTACATTGTATGAGTTGATATAGTCTTTTAGGATAGGTCTTTTCTTCATAGCAACTTCAGCTCATGCATCATACTCTTGAGCTACTTTTTGCTGGATTTCTTCATAAGTCCATCCTTTGATTTTCTGTATCATTTTTTGAGTTGTACTGTTTACCATCTCTAATATGTTAAGTTAAATTAAGACCATGAATCTATAATCTTTCACTTTTGGCTTGTACCATCGTAAAGCTCATTCACTACTGCAAGATACCTAAAGGCATCAGATGAGTGAGAACTCCAGTCATGCTCAGGTCATTTGAAAGTCTGCCTCTTCTCATCTAGTTCTTTGTGGTAGTTCTTTAAACATTTCCATCATCGTTCAGTCTTTTCTTTATCAAACCAGCAATAAGGTAGGATAGCTCTTACACTGTTTATTCAGTCTAATACTGATAACTTAGGAACTATTTGTATGTCATTAAATCCATACTCATACATTTTCTCTTCTACTGTCTTTCAGGTCTGTAAGCTTCTAGCTTGAGCATCATGAGGAAGTCGCATAGTTCAATATCTATAAGGTTTCTCCTTTAGAATAGCCACATAGTGAGATAATCATTCTCAGCTATTCTCATAATGATCTATAACTCTGATTTCCTTTCAGATTCTCTGCCAAAATCGTATAGCAGTAGAGTCATTTATCCCTAAGTCCCAAACAGTAAAGACATCTAAAGCTGGATCGTATGGAAGTGTTGTTCTTCTCCCTGCATTCTCTAATGCTGTAAGTATCTCTGCATAGAATGAGCCGTTGATTCATGCATCAAAGCTACAGTAATACTCTTGTTGGAAGATAGCATCACTACCATTTTTCTGAATAATCTCTTGCCTTTCAGATTCTAATACTTCCTTACTTATCGCTTTTGTATCATCTACTGTCTGAATTGATACCATCCGATCTTTATTCTCTTTAGCCATATCTAATAACTCTTTAGCATGATTATCTCATCTAGGAGTAAAGTTGAATATAGCCCATCATCCATTCTCTGCTAATATAGGTCTTAGGAAATCCCATACAGCAGGAGACTGTAATGAATACTCAGAGAACACAATACCGATAGGATTAGTTCAGACAATGGAGTCTACATTATCAGATCATATAATCTGAATTATACTTCAGTTAATTAGCTCCACTTTCATCTCTGTATCATTCTTCCTTTTAATGATCTGTGATGGAATATGGTTAATTGTTTTCCATCCATCCTTATCTATTCCATCCCATGCTGCCTTTTTACCCTGAGAATAAGTAGGGAACACATAGTAGTAGATTCAGACTTCTTCCATAGCTTTTTTCACTATGATATTGAAGCAGGCTTTATCTTTTCATGCTCTTCTGTGCCACACCATTATTATTCTCTTTACTCAGTTATCTATAGCTTCAAATATAGGTAGCTGATAATCTCTAGGAATAAAATGATAAGGGATAGTTAGTTCTGTCATGTCTTATAAGATACAATGTTAATGTTTAAATCTCATTCTTGCTCTATTTTCTCTGTGTACATTTTATGATACTTTCAGAGCTTCTCTAAAGCTGAGTTTACATTCTTTAAGTCAAAGACTTCTTTCTCTTGTCAGTTAATATTCACTGGCTGTCTTCACATTCAGATTTCTACTATCTGATGTAAATTGTCTAATACATAATCTACTCATACTTCAGCTTTCTCTACTTTCTTTCTAGTTTTCTCTGATAGGTACTCTGAAACTCTAGTATTCCCTAGTAGTTTAGGTCAATTTACTTCAGCTGTTTTTTGGCTTACTCAGTACACTTTCTTATAACTAGCAGTAGCATTGAAAGTCTTTAAGTACTCTAGACAGAACATTTTTTGTTTTGGAGTTAGTTCTTCTTTCATGTATGTAGTGTCTCTATATAAACGGTGGGCATTATAATCAGTTTTTAAAAATTGGTGGAAAAAAGTCTGAATTTGAGAAAAGGGAGATTAAACTCCCAATTCCAATAGACTAAACAATGAAGAAGAACTACACTACTCTTATCAGTAGCAGATGCATTATACACAGTTTTTATTTTTTGGTGGATTTTTATAAGTGCATTCATTGTCTGATTCTATACTTGATTCTTTCTAAAGCTCTATCTACTGTAGTGTGATCTACTCAAAGTAAATAAGAAATCTGTCTAGCAGTCATTGGTTGTCATTTATATTCATATTCCCAGAATAAATATCGTAGCAAATCGTAGACTTGTTTTTCTTCTCATTCTTTAAAGTACCTCTCCATAGTAATTACTCACTGAATCTGATAGCTCACAATAGTACCAAAAAATGCTTGTCTTTCAGATAGCTTTCAGGTTTTGAATAATTTTCTACAGTTTAGTCCTATTAACATCTATTGGAGTTTATAAATTCAATTACCATTCTCATCTTCTCATACGAAGATAGGCTCTTTAAGTTCTTCTTCTGCCTGCAAGTTTTTTTCTATTCTAGTCATGATCCAAAAGAAGATAAGATTTCAGATAATGTTTCATAGAATGATTAGTAATAGTCGTAATATCATGATTTATTGTAAACAATAATATAAAAGTCTGATTATTTTTTATGTGTAGCTCTCCATGTCTCTTGCTGTTCTTTGTAGATTATCTTACTACAAGCTAAGCAGTATTTTTTTGGTCATTTGGTTGGGAACTCTTTTCAGCATCTTTCGCAGTTCTTCATCACATATAATAAGCATTTAAAATCTTTGCTATCTCCACCATCCTTTCTAAATTCTGTTCTTCTAAGGCTGATAGCTCGTTTAGTTCTTCATGTAATCTCATTACTTCCTCTTTATCCATGAGATTATTTTCTGAAGTAAAGTTCTTTTTGGTTTAGGAATCTGTATCCTATTCTTCTTCTGAAAGTTTCTTTTCTCTACCATCTCCATACATTTAAAATCTAAAATCTGAATATTCTCTTCATTGTTTATTTGTCTTCTTCTTATCAAATCTTGTATTGGAGTTTTGTTTACAGCTCTTACTTGATACTCTACTCTTGGGGTATAGATAGCATCGTGGAGATTCATTCTTTTTAATCTATTCACAAATGCAGAGTAGCTTAGTGGTGTATTACCTAGTGCTTTTTGTCTTTGGCAGTGGATTTGATAGTAATACTTGATGTCTCATCTTTGGAAGTTAGGCATGGCTATTTTGTTTAGAAACTAAATACTTTACTTGAGCAGCTAGCATCTTGTTTGATTCTTTTAGCTCTCATACATATACTTTCATTGCTTTTAGTTGTTGATAGGCATTTGATAGTTTCTCTTGTGTTTGTTTCAATTCTGTTTCTGTTCTGTTGAGTTTAGCTGTTACTAATCTCTCTGAATCGCTGATAGTTCTTGGCATGGTTTTTGTTTAGTAAATAAAAAATCTGACTTTTATGTCAGTTTATCCACATATTTCTGGATTTTGTTTGTGTATTTTTCTATGATATTCTCTAGTTCAGTTGTAGATAGCTTGAAAATCTTTTTAGAGTTTGCTCTCATTTCATCTACTGCAGATATACCATATCTATTCTGCATATATCTTGTGTATTCAATATAGTTTCAGTTTAGAATTACATTACATCTCATGCATCCAGCATGGCAGTTATCCTCATCATATCTATAATACCAACATGATCTACCAATAAAGTGCATATTCTGAGCTAATTTCCAATGTCATTTCCATCAGCATAAGGGGCATTTTACATATCATTTCTTATCACTATCTCTTAGTCTGATAAAGGTAGAAAAAACTGAATCAGCTTTCTTTACTAGCTTAGATCTTGATGGTGCTTTTGTTTTTTTTGCTTTTTTTTGCATTAAGCCAAAATGCCTTACTGTTATAAAGTAAGGCTCTACACATTATTCTCCACTGCCTATAATTTTACTCCTGAATTTCTTTTTTGCAAGACTTTTTTTAATTAAAGCCTGATTTTTAACTTTTAGTTATCACTATTTTTAGACTTTACCTTGTATTTGATTATTGACTTTTGTATAAATTATATAATTGTGTGGAGTAAAATTGGTAGAGTTTATACTGATTTTACTTTTTTATTTAAGCCGAAATGATTAAAAGTTTCCTAAATTATATTGAATATGCTAAAGGTTATTCTCAGGCTACTATTACCAACTATTCAAAAGCAGTAAGAAAGTTTAATGATTACCTTGTTAGAGTAGATAAAGATATTTCTGATCCAGAAAATATCAAACTTGTAGATGTTTACAATTTTATTGAAGATATGTCAGCAAGCTGATTAGCTCCTAGAACTTGTGCAGGACATATCTATTGAGTAATTGCATATCTGAGATGGTGTAAAGAGTTATTAGAGCTTGATGTTATTGATACTAGGAAAATCCATACCCCAAAGATACCTGATAAAAAAATCTGATTTTTTTCTGATGAAGAAAAGAAGAGCATTATCAGATTTGTTAAGAAATGATTTGGGCATAGGGAAGAAACACAGCTAAAGTATAAACTGCTAGTATATATGCTTTTACATACTTGATTAAGATGTCATGAAATAGCAAAAATAAAGCTGATAGATATAGCAGGAGAGAATTTACAAGTAATAGGGAAATGATGATCTAGGAGATTTGTCTATCTTAGAAAAGAGATACTAGAGCTTTTATATCTGTACCTCTGAAAAAGGAAAAAAGAATCTGATTATCTATTCCCATGAAACAAATGAAATCACATAGGTAGAGATAGGATAGTACATATAATGGCAAAAATGAGTAAAGAAATCTGAATACATATCCATGCTCACAAATTCAGACATACATTCGCTACTGACTTACTCCATGTCCCTTGAAGCAATATCTATTCAGTAGCAAAACTTTTAGGACATAAAAAGATCACTACTACACAGATTTATTTAGGTACAAGTAATACAGAGTTAAAAAAAATACAATTCTGACTAAAATATTGCTAGGTATAAACTATTTTTTAAAAATCTATAAAAAAATGTATAAAAAAATTTGCATTTTTAATTTTTTTGTGTATACTTGAACCAGTCAAATGGTTAGCACATAATGCTACCCAGCATTCAACCGAATAAGTTATCGGTCACAAAAAATCCAGCAAGAATACAAGCTAGACTTTAACTGACAGATACTTACTTGATAGCTACCCATTGACTATCTCTAAAACCTTATGTTCTCCACACAAAAATATAAGGCTCTACCACAAAAGGTACATAGAGATTCAAAGGGTAACACAGCAGATAGAAGAACTTATTTATATTTGCTGTAGGAATGTTACCCTCCTGCAGCATATATAAGTGAGTTCTTTTTTGTTAGAGCCTTTCATGGCAACAGAAGATACTACTTATAAACTGGGGAAAACTCTTTTATTTTATATCCACCATTGCCATGAATAAACGAATTATTACCAGCAAGGGAGATGGTATAAACTACTTAGGATGTGATCCTAATGGAGAATACCACAACATGAGAGAGTTTGAGGGGGGATTCTTAGAAATTGTGTACGAGATTTGAAAGGGACTCGTACCAAAATGAGAAATCCTTACCAAAGACCAATTTATTTTAGAAAAATAGTCAGATGGAATGATTTATAAAAATTCCAAATGCTATTCTTCAGGATAAGGAACTAAACCACACACAAATGTTACTGTATGGATATATAATGAGTCTATCTATGAAAAAGTGATACTGCTATGCAAGTAATAAAACTTTAGGAGAATATCTCAATATACAAATTCGTGCAGTACAAAGACATCTAAACAAGCTGAAAGAAAGATGATACATTAAAATTGAGATAGAAGATACCTATGTCAGAAAAATCATGGGGGGTGTCAAAAATGACATGGGGGTATGTCAGAAATGACACGGGGGGGTGTCAAAAATGACACCATATATAGATAATAGAATAGATAATAAAATAAAAGAAATAGATAAAGAATTTGAAAACTTTTGGAAGCTATTCCCTCATGCTCGTAAGTGAAAGAAACAAGATGCTAAAAAGTTCTACACACAAATCAATGATCCTATTACTGTCATTAAAGAAGTAAAACATCTTAAACTTAAAATTCAAGCATGAGTAGAAGAGTGAAAATATGTACCAGCTTGTGAAAGATGGATTAGAGACTTTACACCTATATCTGATGAAGTGAAAGTGAAAGACTTAGAGAGAATAATGAAACGACACTTAACTACTGAATGAGCTAAAGAAAGATATTCAGATTTAGTGGAAGTCTATGGAGAAGAAAGAGTTAAAGCAATGGCTAAAAAGATAAGTCAGACTTTAGACTTTAATAAACCAAAAGATGTACAAATTTAACAAAAAAATCTGATTACAATATCCATCTGAAGCATTTGATGACTTTGAATGTATTATGACATGAGAGCTTGTAACCATCATTGCAGAATCAAACAGCTGAAAGACAACATTTGCTTTAGATATGATAGAAAGGAATGCAGAAAGATGAGTTAAATGATACTACATAAACTTGGAGTTCCCAATAGAGACTATGTGGCAATGAAGATGGCTTTGGTTTCACAACAAGGATAAAACAAGCCTTACAGATCTAAACAGCCTCACAGATGAAGAAATAGCTGACTTGGAGAATTATGTAAACACAAAGATATGAAAATTTGAGTTCTACAATAATCCAGCATGAATTGACTTAGATATGCTACTGAAAGTTATAGAGCTGAAAGCTATGGAGTGATATAAATTCTTTGTGATAGATACATTCTCTAGGATACATTGAAACACAAATGAGAATGCTAGATGAAATCAAAACAAATGTATGGAAGAGCTACAAGAGTTAGCACAGAGAATAAATGTAGCGATTATAGTTCTACACCATACCAATAGACAATGAACATGGGAATGAAGTCAGAAAATTATGGATCTATCAAATGTATTCTTAGTGATAAGTAAACAGATGGATGCAGAATGAGAAGAATATAGGAACTACAAGCTGACAAAAGATAAGTATGTACCTGTAAAGGAAGTTGATGTTTATTACCATTGATGAAAGTATGAGAGATTTTAACCCAATAGATGATATAGAAATCCTATGTCAGACAGAAGATACATTCATTGTAAGGACATGAAAGCTGATAGAGACAATGCTATTTATTCAGAAAGCATGATGGATATTCAGACAGCTAATACCTGATGATGAATGAGAAACAGAATTTAACATCTTAGCTTATTACAAATGCAAGAATACTTAGAGACTTATGACTTTCTAGCTAGTTCTAGAGAGAATGCAGAAAAGAAAATGGAAGCAGTAATCAGAAAACATTATTGGAAATACTGAAAGATGCTTAAAATTCAGAATCTCCGACTGATAAATCAGAATTTATGGAGATGTAATCTGACTTATTAGATTATTTAACTTACTAATAGACTAAACAATGGACATTAAAACTATTTGCTGAGAAAAATATGTCAGATGCTTTGGAGAGAATAGTATCAGATATGAAGATATAGAATGAGACAATGAAAAAGCATACCGATGTATTTATATCAATGGAGAACGAGTGGAGACAGCTCCATTATGTGCAACAGAAAAGGAAGCAAGAGAAAGACTATTGGAGTTATGCGAAGAAAATGGAGTAGAAGAAGAACAATGGATATGGAAACCTTTAAATCATTTAAGAGACAAAGAAAAATGGAAAAACACGAACACGATAGAATCCTTAGAGAAATATACTCAAGGAGAATAGCTTACTTAGAGAGTAAGAAAGACAATAAACTTATAGCTTTACATCTTAAGAAGATAAAACAATGACAGAACTAAAAGACAAAGCAATAGACATAAAATGAAAGAAATATGTCTTAGTATCAGATAGAGTGCTATACTTTAATGAGAATTATCCAAATGGATGCATTCAAACTACAAGAGAAACTATCTGAGACAAAGAAATTATAAAAGCAGTTGTATGTCCTGACTGCGATAAACCTAATAGAGTGTTTACATGATACAGCCAAGCTACATGGGGAGATGGATTTATAAATAAAACATCTGCTCTAGAAAATGCTGAAACATCAGCAGTAGGTAGAGCTTTAGCTTTCATGTGAATCTGAGTTATTGACTCTATAGCTTCAGTAGATGAGATAAACAAAGCAGAGAATACAGCTAAATCTCAGACTAAGAAACCTACTTATCAAAGCCGATTCCAAAAAGCAATAAGCAATACTGAGTTTATGAAACAATGCTTAGATCAAAATGATTTCATAAACAAGATAAAAGATAAATACGAGCTTGATGAGTTCCAAGAATCACAGCTTAGAACAGCTTATCAGAATGCTACAGCTGAAGAAAATTTAGACTTACCATTTGGAGATGAATAAAATCTTAGAAAAAGCAGACCATCTATTGAGAGTAGGGACAGTAGAAGACATTATGGAATTTATCCCAGACTTGCTACTGTTCTATACTCAGATAGATGACCAAAATGCTGAAAATGAGATAAACCTAGACTGAATAGAGAGTGCTGAATATATCAGACTTAAAAAATGAAAAAAAGACTGACTGAACTCCTACTCTGATCTAGATATTAACAAACTCTCTAAAGAGAAAGCTAGGAAAACTTATGATAGATTACCAGCAGATAAAAAGGTAGCCGAACATTGTAAGCTATACCTAGAACATCTAAAGCAAAGGAAGATAGACTTACAGAGCTTAGATAAAAAGACTAGAGAGGTAATGTAGCCAAAACCTTACATAAGAGGACTTTTAAATCATAACTAAACAAAATGGCAGGAGAATGAATGTTCCTTACACCTGAGTATATCTTACAAGATATGCCAATAGACTTCTTTGACTTTCAGTTTACTATGAATGCTGATGGTAGCATGAAAGAATGTAAATACTGAGATCAGATTTTAGAGCCAGCTATATGACAAAGTTTATTCCTAATCAGAGAGAAATACATGAAGAAAGTAAAACAGCACAAAGAAGATAAAAAGAAACTTTGAAATCAACAAGCCGAAAGAGAGGCACGAGGTAAAAGCAAAAACCACTTACAAGAGCATATAAGAAAATCTGAAGCCAAACTAAGTGAGTATAAGAATGTAATATTAGCTTTCTGAAAGTTGGCTACTTGTAATCCAATAAGCAAATAAGGATGGGGGCTTGATGAGTTCATAATCTGAAATATAAAGAGCTTTACGAATGGTATCAGCAACAGCCACAGCCAAAAGCTATCCGAGTAAACTTCAGAGAAAGAGTAATAAGGTACTGATATGATAGAGATTCAGCATTAAATCCTACTGAAGATATATGGAGAGCTAAAATGTGTAAGCATATAGTCTATGATGATAATGGTAGAGTATGTAATAAATGCTGAGAATACAAGAAACGAGATGATTATTCATACAATAAAGTCTGATTCCATAAAAGGAATAGTACCTGTAAGGTATGTAAGAATAAAGCTCATGCTGAATATAGACTTAACTGATGATACGAGAAAGATAGAGAATACAAGAAAAAGAAAAGATATTTAAACACATGAGATCAGATTTATTTTAATTCTGAGATATGGGAAGTCCAAAGTTACAGTATGAAGAAATGATACATAGTAAAGTCAATTGTTACTTGAGAAGAAAAGAGAATAACGACATGAGATAACCATTATCGTAGAAATAATAGCTGTATAAGATTTGTAAAGCTAGAGAACCCTGTGGTGCTTATGAGAACTAAAGAAAAGCCACAGTTTGAAGTAAAAACAGATGGAGAAACATTTGAATTAACTCCTCCACCAAAGGAAGAAAAGAAATTCAGCATAGATTTAGATGAAATGCTGTACTGAGAATATGAGTAAGTCCATGCTCTCAACATGGGATGATCTTAAACAGTTTGGCTACCAAGAGCAAGCGACTTGATGTAGCCTCTGAATGTGGCAGTCAACCAAAGACTTAAAAATACCTGAGCTTGTTGGTAGCTCTTAAAACTTTCACCCTAAGATTACTCCTGCAAGCTCAATTATTTAACCTTTAATAAAACTAAATGACTAAAAAAACATTAAAAATCGTAGTTAGTATCGTTGCATTTATTGCTCTTTTTATTGCTTTAGTTGTACGAGCTAATAAGACACCTACACAACAAATAAATAAAGCTGAAACACTTTGACAGCTAGTAGATAAGATGGATTCACTAAGAGATTTAAAAAATGAATGTGCTAATAATCTTTGAATAAAAGATAGTGCTAAATTCTTACAAGGTTATACATGATATTGTGACTCATGGGATGCTGAGATAATAGAGCTTAGAAATCAGATTAACCAATTACAGAAGAAAGATTATGAGGGTTTAGTAAAGAGCAGATAAGCTCAGAAAAAAATCACTCTGAGGAATGATACCTAGAGCCTAATCCTACATTTGAAGAAATAGAAGAAGAAATCAGAGTTATAGAGACTGTAGAAAAAGCAATGGATGAAGCTGAGAATAACTTAATTAAGCTAAATTACACAGGGACATTGATTCATAAATGATTTAAGAGAGATGATCCTAAACAAAAAATGGTGGCTTATGCTTATAAACTCTGAGGGATGGACTTTGTATATATGATAGAATGTGAAAATGGAAACCGAAATATGAATGCTGTAGGAGATAATGGTAGAGCATTCTGATTATGTCAGATGAATACGAGATACCATAAACTACCTGCTGATTATAAGACAAATTGGGTAGTGCAAGTAGAATACTGTTATAATAAATGGAAATCATGAGTGGCTTTTTATTGACCATCTAGGATAGTAAAAGGACAAAAGTGTTATAACTATGTTAAAAACAGATTTATATTAGAGTAAAAATAAAATGGATAAACGACTTATAGCATTAGCAACATGAGCTGTAATAGCAGTATCAGGTTTCGCTATACGAATTGATTATATGTTATCTTTACCTGTAAGCTAAAATAAAATGAAAATATATAGTCAAAAATCTGAATATACACTTTTGCAAGGTAATATGCTTGATATGTGAGATTTCGTGGGGGGGGTACGATAGACTCTATCGTTACTGATCCTCCATACGAACTTAATTTCATGTGAAAAGGTTGGGACAATTCATGAATAGCATTTCAGCCTGATACATGGAAAAGATGTTTAGAAGCATTAAAGCCATGAGGTTATTTACTAGCCTTTGGTGGTAGTAGAACTTATCACAGAATAGCTTGTGCTATTGAAGATGCAGGATTTGAGATAAGGGACTGTATTATGTGGTTATATGGTAGTTGATTCCCTAAAAGTCTGAATATCTGATTAGCAATAGATAAGAAAAACTGAGTAGAAAGTGAGGTAGTATGAGAATGAAAAAGTGGCTGAACTTCAAGAGCATATCAAAGTGAGGAACAGACTACTGCAGGAGAATATCAGATTAAGAAAGCTAGTAATGAATGGAACTGATGGTGAACAGCATTAAAACCTAGTTATGAGCCAATAATAGTAGCAAGGAAGCCTTTAGAGTGAAGTTGTACTGATAATGTTATAAAGTATTGAGTAGGAGGAATAAATATTGATGAGTGTAGAGTTCCTTTTGAAGATACTAAAAATCCAGCAACTAATCCATTGTATAGAAAAAATGCTTGATATAAACTACCAGAAAAATGACAAGAGAGCAAATGAGCTGTATCATTTACAAGCTCTAAAAATGAGACATCAGATTTAGGTAGATTCCCTGCTAATACAATACTGACTTATGATGAATCAGATTTTGAAGAAGTATGTGGTGGATTCCCTGATAATTGCTGAAATTGACACCGACCAAAGACTAAGGTAAGTTGATATTGAGAGTTTGGTGGTGGCAAATCTGAATATATGTGACCTTGAGAACACGATGGTAAATGAAGTGCAGCAAGATATTTTTATTGTGCAAAGGCCTCAAAAAGAGATAGAGATGAGTGATTAGATGAGTTTGAAGAAAGTAATGCTATGTGTGATAGGAATCCTGAATTAGCTAGTGCTAATATGCCACAGAATAGAAGTTGAAATATGAGAAAGAACACTCATCCTACAGTTAAACCTACTGACCTTATGCAGTATCTAGTCAGACTTGTAACTCCTAATGGTTGAACTGTACTTGATCCATTTAATTGAAGTGGTAGTACATGAAAAGCAGTAATGTATGAGAATAAAGATAGAAATAAGAACTATAAATATATCTGAATAGAACTTACAGATGAATACTTACCAATAGCAAAAGCTAGGATAGAGTATGTGATAAACAAGGGAATTGAAAAAGAAAAATCTGAGCCTAAACAAGAGGAACAGACTAAACAGCGAAAAGAATCAGCTTTATTTTAATTCATGTGGAGTGTCATAGCCACAGCAAGCAAAAAGTCTGACAGTCAGGTAAGTCTGACTAGAGATAGCAGACAGAGGTTTAAATTCCTTTCATTAAATCCTGCAACTTCAACCACCTTTGGAGTGCATAGTAAAAAGTAAAATTCTCAACAAGTCTGGCTACTAGGTGGAGTAGCCTTTAGAATCAGATTTATATTAAATGATTAGATATGAATACTTGTAAAAGATGCTGAAAGGAAATAAAAAAATCAGACTTACGATGTAGGGGATGTCGTAAATTGGTAGATGAAGAAGTAGTAGAAAGGTCAGTTAGCAGACCGTTAGCATTCTACTTTAGCAATTACTATTTGTATTGGTATCCTAAGAAGAAGTAATCAGACTTTTATAACTTAATTTATTAAAAAAGATGAAAGAAAAAATCTGAATAGAAAAACTTATAGAGTTATTGAATGAGTATGAAAAGGTAAGAGAAAAATCTGAATACCAAAAGTTGAGTAATAAAGAATACAAATGGTTTAGTAGTTATTTCTTTCCCTTATGTTTCTGACATAAAGAGGATTTTAGCTGAGCGATGACTAATGAATTTGGGGAATGAACAGAGGATGTAATATGTAGTAAGAAATTCTGATTTATTAAATGGTTAGTAGAGAATGATAAGATAGACAGAGATAAAACAATGAATGAACATTTAGACTTTGAATTTTTTAAGCAAAATTATGATGGAGAATGATATTGGTATGAATGTGTATGATATTATGAAAGCCTATTATGTTTGCTATCAATATCAGATACACCTATTGAGTTCCTTATAAGTATTCTGAAAAATGTGTAAAATCATTCCCCAAAAGTACTGAAAAATGTGAAATGGGGAATAATCAGATTTATATTTATTATTATACAGGAAATGAAAACAATAGAAATACCAGAAGAAAATTTAATAATTTCTGAAGACTGAAAACCTTTTGCGAGGTATCCGTATTCAAGCTATTTATATATATTCAATTTAATAACAATGTATAAGGCTGAAATACTAACAAGGAACAGACTACAAGATTTATTGGGGTGTCCAGATTGGGTATTAGACAATGTAGATTATAATTTAGAGGACATAGAAAGTGCAGTATATGCTGTAATTGATTGGGATATAGATAAGGAATAATCAGATTTATTTATTAAGTTTACAGATGAAAGACTACGAAAAGAAAGCAGAAGACCTCCTTATAAATTCTGAGCTTAAAGGTAAACATACCATTCAAGTAGTAGCAGAATTATTAGAGGCTTTAGATGATAAGGATGTTATTATAGATGATTTAAGAGAAGAAGTTATGGTTGCAAGGAGTGGTTTTTAGTAGGTAGTTTCGTTATCAAAAAGATTCTAAGCGATATAAAAAATGCTGAGCAGTTAGTTGCTCAGCTTTTTGTTTTTAGTGGTAAAAATAGACATAAATAAATCTGAGCTTGAAAAGATTTTATAATTTAGTTGTTCAGCTTTTTAATTAGTATTACTAAATATTTTGGGTACTTTTTTATGTGATTTTGCATCAAAAATTCGCCACTTTTAATTTTTTGATTATAATGCCACCGAGAATGAAAGAGGAATCTTTCATTTCTGAGACAGTTTCAAGGGTTCTGCCTTAGAGAGAGCCACTGAGTCCTATGTTCGTGAAAAGTCATATAGAATGTCAGTAGCGGCTATGCTAGCAAAATCGATGGTCGTGTTCTCCTTCATTAACTCTTTAGGTTAGGTACAAACTAATGAGTTGTGCTTGATTTTCTAATCAAAACTTCTCAAAAAAAATTTGACCTACTTAAAGGGTTTTTGAGGGAGAGACTGAGAACCTTGTTGTGAAAGTATATAGTTACATACATACAATATACTTGATATACAACATAGAATAGTTATAAATCATGTATGAATTATAATTTGAGTCCGAAAAAAATGAAAATTGTGTACAAATGCCCTAGTGTAGAAATAGTTAAGGTTTCATGAGGTCAATCTTATATAAAGATAGAACACATGAATAACTATGAAATCTGAAACGACTGAAGTGTTAAGTATATCTGAAACAGTGTAGAACTAGATGAAATGAAAAGAGTATTAGAGAATGCGATGCTTGATCCAACAAATCAAGTAGAGCATCAAGGAGAAAGTCGTTTATTCTAAAGGTACTAACCTAAAGTACATAAAACCTTGAAAAAGAGTCTGAGAAATCAGACTTTTTTTATTTTCTAAAAATCTCTTGCAATATTTATTTTTTATGAGTATAATTAGCTGTTTATTTTTTTAGACTAAACATCATGAAGACTTGGCAATTTATTATTTTACTTGTAGCTATTTTCCTACAACCTGTTATCTGCTATTTTTGGTTTTGATATTGGAATCAGCATATAGCATTCTCTCAAGTAAGTAGAGAGCAGGTAATAGACTTAGACAAAAAGCTGAATATTATTATAGATAATCAGGATACTATAATTCATAATCAATTTTAATGTTAAAAATCTTACAATTATAAAAAGCCTCCATTTAGGAGACTTTTTTATTTTTTTTTGCTATCTTAGATATTCTCTCTTTAGCTTCTTCCATCTCTTTTTTATGCTTTTCTTGGCATTCCTTTATATACTTATCTCTTGCTTTATCATCTATCTTGTCTTTAATGAATCTATATACTCCATAGCTAGTTCATGCTATTACAAAAAATCGGAATAAAGCACATCATAACCATCATAATAAACCTACAGTAAAATTGACCATAATAAAAGAGTAGAATGTAAATATTTCTACTCTTATATTTTTATATAACTATTTGTCAAGTGTGTTGTTATACACTACATTAGATGTAGCCACAGTAACTGGGACTATACCGTTTACTGTATTCGCAAAGTTCCTTAATGCTGTATTTATAGCAGATTTAGAAGCAGAGCTATTTAGAGTAGCATTCAAAGCATCTATTGCTTTATTCAGATCTACTAATTTACCTAAGTTCTTTGATAATTCTATTTCCATATCTATTGAGTTATTTATTTTATTTCACATATTACTTGGTAGGAATTTTTCTACAAGTCATTTTATACCTTTACCTGTTACTCGGTTTATAACATCTCATACTTTTCTTCAGAGTTTCTCTATAGGTCATAATTCTTTAATCTTTTGAGTCAAAGTATTTACTTTTTCTGCCATATCATCAGTAAGTCATTCAAATGTTTTTAAATTGCTATATTCCAAATCTAGATTTTTTAATGTACCATCAGGCAGTCTATCTCTTACTGCATTCTGTATTCATCTCCTTATATCCTCGTAGCTTTCAGCTGACATACTATTTCTAAGCTCATCATTTGAGTTATAGAATTTCTTACTTAACTTTGTTGTTAATTTTCTAGCTAAATCTTTAGCTTCTAATCTAGTTAATCATTGAGTATTCTTTGTATTTTCTAACATCTCCAATTCTTTCAATGCCGCAGGATCATTTTTATTATATTTCTTCAACAACTTTATTCAGTCATCTAGATAATCTCTTGTTATATCTTCTGCTTGATCTCATAATCATTTAACAGTCTGTGTAGTCTTCCAATCTTTTATTTTTTCAGGGAATTGTTTTAATAATTGATTTTCTTCACTTACAATCTGCCTTTCAGTCTTTTTTATTACCTTCTCTAAATCTGAATACTTCTTTATCTCTTTAACCCCACTATCTCAGCTTCTTTTAGTGATAGATTTTACTCATTCTACTACTTTTGCTTGGTCATCTATATCTCATTGTCATATTCTACCTGCTATCCTATTAGCATCATCAGTTTTGTCTGCTATCTTAGAGGAAAGCCTTGTAGCATCATCTACTTTGTCTGAATTTTTTATAACTTCCTTTCATGCTTGAGAGAGTTTATTAGTTAGTACTCATCATAAGCCACCCAATGTAGTTCAAAGAGCCATCTCTCATGGAGTTACATTCAGATTTCATTGACTTCATAGATGAGTAAATGCAGTATCTATTGCTCATTCTGAAGCTCACAATAAAGCAGCACCTCACAGAGTAGAATCAGCCATTATAGGAGCTGTAGCAGCTCACATTGGAGCAGTTAATGCAATAGCAGTACCTATATCTCCAACTACTTCTCATGCTTTAGTCCATCAATTATTTGCTCTTTCTTCTCATAATAAAGGAGTCCTAATATCTGTGTTCTCTCTACCGTTGAAAGTGTTTCATTCTGCTTCTTGTTGTGCTAAACTCTGTGCATATTCATCTATTCTATCTTTTTTAAAGATTGTATTCTTATCTAACCAATCTCTTACTTTCTCTTTTTGCTCATCTGTAAGCATATTTGCTGTTCATTCTCATATCCATTTACCTGTTCTATCAAAAAGCTGTCAAAATAGGTTATAACCTCGTTTTCATGGAGATTGTAATATTCATACTCCTACATCTGCTGCCTTTTGTCCAAAGGTTTCTTCTTCTTGCTCTTTTTTTCTTGGAGTACCTACTATTCATAGTTTTCTTGCTAATTCATATTCACTATCTCCATTTCATGTAAGGAAGCTATCAGCATATTTTTTAGCCTGTGGATTCTTTGAATTGAATCTTGATACTAATTCATCATCTGGGATAGAATCTCGGTCTTTACCATGCTCATATCCATACTGTCTATAAATATCAGCTAAAACTCAGAGCCTATCCATAGAATTATTAGTGTTCTTTTGTTTTTCATCTTTAGTATCTTTAGCTCTTTCCTTTAGTTGCATTCTTCAATTCTGCCTCTCCTTTACAAAGTCTTCATGTTTTTTCTTTGTAAGCTCTTTTGAGTACATATCATCTTGTAAGAGCATCTGTTCAAAAGAATTGCCACTCATGTTTTTTGATCTATCTTTTATCTCTTTAGTAGAATTTAGAGATAGTCAAGGGAATGCACCTGTATTAGTCATAAATGACTGTAGCATATTATTTCCTGCCATCTTATAAATGTATATAAATTAAATATCTGTATTATAAAATCATTCTACCCCTGCATCTGCTAGGATATTTGAATAATGGTCTAGCATTTTTTGTAGTGTCCCCTCAAATTGAGTATCTGTTGTTAGCCAATTCAAATCTGATGCAGCAGATCATACCAAATCCCATTCGGATTTTTGCATAGCTCAGAATGTAGCTCATGCTTTCTTTAATTGCTGGTATTTATCTAATAATTGAGAATTTTTAAGAAAATTATACTTATTTATTCAGTTAGCAGTTTCGTTATCAAATTTTGGGAATATACCTAAAATATTTTCAGTTGCTGTTCCCTGAGATATTGTATCGTATGTTGCTCTATCTATAGTACCACTATGTCTACTTCAGCTTCACTTAGAGCTGTATTTTTTATTCCACTCTAATAAGTCTTTTACTGCATCATACATTTTTTGAGTATCCTCTATTAGACTTACTTTAGCTTGATAGTCTAAATATTTCTTTTTCTGTGCATTATATTCTTGTATAGTTAGTCAATAAGCACTTAAAGTCTGATTCATCACATCTTTATTATCCCATTTCTCTTTGAGATATTCATTCTCTAAGTCTGTAATCCATCATCCTGCATTTACTTCCACTCATGTTTTTGTTGTTTTAGATACTCATTCATAAGGTTTGTCAGCATTTTCTTCTACATAAGATGCATAATTGCTTGGAGTCCATTTTTGCACATCATAGTTAGATGGTTTATAGTATCCCATAACCATTTTATCTACTGTAGCTTTAGAATATGTTTTTACATGGATAGTTTCATCACTCTTACCATTACTCTCTAATACATCTATACTTCCATCTCCATTTACATTAGAGATAATTCATACATGACCATGATTTTCTCAGTCTTTACTTGTAAATCATAAATCAAATACTACTGCATATCATACTTGAGGTCATTCATCCTTATTTACATTACAAGCCTTTATTTTTTCCTGTAGTGTGTTTCAGAATATTTTACTATCTCCTCATGCTACCAATACATCATTACAGAAAGCCCCACATTGTCATCCATAGCTTCAGTCTTTTATAGATCATGCTAAATTCTGTACATAGCTTTCCCAATTCACAGAATTTTCATAGACATCTCCATAAGCCTCTTGCCTACCTGCTCTTGTTTTAAATGCACTTTCTGGTATTTCTCCATATCATGAAGCAGATATTTTTATATTTCAGTCTTCATCTATTGTATAAGAGTATTGCTGCTGGTATTTATCCATTCAGTAATCTTGAGCCACCTTAGTTTTATACTCCTTTTTACTTTGCAATGGCTCTACAAAGTTTTTCCTTAATGCTTCAGCTACTGTTATTCATTTTTTCTTAGCATAAGCTATTACATCTTCTACTACTTCTGCCTGTGGTCTTTGAATTATAGCTCATCGTTCATCGTAGTATGCCTTTAGAGCATTATTCAGATTTGCTTTTAATTGATTTTCATCTTCTACACTAAGGTCTGTTAGCTCTTGCTGTAGTTGATTCTGCATTTTAGCAGTAGCATAAGCATTATACCTATTCAAATCATTCTGCATAGAAGTCTGAAGTAAATTCATATCATTCTGTATCTGTGCAGTCTGTAATTGTAATTGTGCTTGCTGTTCTGGACTTCTATAACTAGCTGTAGTCATAGCAAATCCTAAGCCTTGTAATCTCTGATTCCATATTCTTTGGTCTTCTTGAGCTTGCATTGCTAAAGCCTGTGCTGACTGATTAGCTATTGCTAAGTTTGAGTTTCTACCATTCAATAAAGTAGTATAAGAGTTCTGTAAATCTACCTCTCTTTGTTGGTATGGTGCTAGAGCTTTATTCATTCTTGCTGCTGCAAGAGCATCTGATACAGTTCATCATGTAGAGCTTGAATATCTACTCATAATAGCCTCCATCTTTGAGTGGTTTTGGTCTAGTTGATCTTGATATGATTTTAATTTCTCACTATCAGAAAATACTCATAGTCTATCAGCCATATCATACCAATTATCATAAATCTGATATGGATCTCATGGCTCTAATCCTAATTTATTTAGTAGTGAGTTAAACAATTCTGCATTACTTGTTGGATCTGCAGGAGTAGCTAAGTTAGCAATTCTTAGGTTTATATCATCTATCTGTTTTTGTTGCCATTCTTTATATGCTTCAGGAGAATATTCTTTGATATAATTAAGTTGGTCTGGAGTAATATCAGCATCATTCATTCAGCTTTTTATTCCATCTGCTGTATTGTACCTCTCAGCTACATTCATGTCTTCCTTTTTCTTCCAGTAAGAGTCTAATACTGCTTTCTGCTGGTCGCTTCTTTCGTTATAATGGAACATATTATTATAAGTATTCCTATCTTGGAAATACTCTCTATTAGTCTGCCAATAAGCATTCAGATTATCTGTTATCTCTCTAGTTCTAGCATCAGAGTCTAATTGATAGTCAGGCATTCATGTCTGCTGTGCTGTTCATTCTTGTACCTTTACTTTACCATCACTAGCACCGAACATAGAAGTATCTAGTTTTTCGTTTGGATCGTAATTATAAGTCTGATTATTTTGGTTATTATTCTGACTCTCAGTCTTTTGTACTGTTGGAGTCTCAAAATTAGTCTGATTTTGTCAGTTAGTACCATTCTGATTATTAAAATTAGAGCTGTTATTATTGCTCTGTTGGTTGTTATTCATCTCTTGGTTATATCTCTCCGTAAATTGCCTTGCTTCACTATTAGCATCCATTCAACTTATTTTATCATTCCATTTCTGCTTTTGATTATCATTTAAAGCAGAATATTTTTGTTTCCACTCATCATAATTTGCCATCTATTTGATATGAGAAAATAAAAGCATCAAATATCTTTTAAGTGCATTATAGTCAGATTTTTATTTTTGGTGGATTTTTTAAAAAAGCACCCCTAAGGATGCTCTTTATAATAGGCTCGTTATACATTCTCCTATAATATATCCATATAGTAAGCAATTAAACACAGTCAAAGCTTTAAGTATTAAGCTCATGGTTATTAAGTTAAAAGATAAATCTGACTAGATTTTCTCATATTTTTTCCTTACTTGCGATCTCTTTTCTTTTGTAAGATTACGAATATCTTGCTCACACATCTTTACTCAGTTAAAATTATAAAATCTATTCCTTGTAGTATTCCTTTTTTGCTCGTTTATGGTCGCCCATCTGCAATTCTCTTTACAGTAGTCTTTACTGTTATCTATTCTATCTATTGTTGTATCTCTTTCTCAGAATCTAGATACATGATTTAGATAAGATTCGTACATATCTTTTTTAAAATCATCAAAAGTATTCCATAGACATTTAATCCCTTTGTCATGATAGTATTCCTTTCATAACTTACCATATCATATACACCTACCTTTCATTGTGTAGTATAAATGATAGAATCTAGTCTGTCAGAGTCAGTGACTCCTTTTAAAGTCTGCTAGTTCTTTTGTCCTCTTTTTTTGGAAACAAGATTTACATCTTATCCCATTTATAAAGTTTTCTTTTAGCATTTCCTTTTCTTCTCAGCAAGAAAGACATTTTGCTAAAACTAATCTTCTTCTCCTATTTATGTTTTGTGAATATCAAGCATATCATAGGAACTTTCTATTACCTCTGATTTCTCAAATTTGTAATTCTACTTCTTTTGGCATCTTTTCTAATTAAAATTAAAGCCGTATTTCTACGGCTCTAATTATACTCCCGATTTTCCCTTTTGCAACACTTTTTTATGCTCAAGTTGTTGGTGTAGTTGTTGGAGGGTAGATGGAAGTGTATGGAGAACTGACTATATAGGCACTTTGTGGGAAAGGCCTGATAGCATTTACAATATCAGCTGTTTGCTGAGTATTGTTAGCAATAACTCTTGCCTCTGCCAATTCAGTTCTAAGCCTTTGTGTTTCTTGCTCACACATTTTGTCTAGAATTTTCTGCACTCATGCAGTTGATGCGGCTATAATTGAAGCCGTGTTTTGCTGTCAAGCTAGTATTGATCTCTCAATACTTTGATTTGTGTTACAGAATCCCTGTGTAATCAAATTAGTTTGATTTTGAATTGCATTCTGCATAGCTAATTGTTGTTGTCGGAATGAATTGTTATTAAGGATATCAACAGTATTGTCATGGTTATTGTTATTATTCATACCATTTAGCAACCATGCAGCATTATTTCCTCAGAATCCTCCAAATCAGTTTCCATTGTTCATAAATAAGAATAGAATTAGGATTATTAACCATGTCCCCATGTTTCCTATTCAGAATCCGTTAGTATCCATGCTTTAATAAAATAGATATAAAGCTGGTATGTTTTGTTATGCTAGCCACCATCTCTATACTACAATTTATCTATCACTTGCACTACCTCCTCCTTTTTATCTCATACGAGATTAGCATTCTGCTTTATTAAGTTTGCTATGTTTGGATTAGACTTTATTAGTCATGGTACTATCTGCTCTGCTAGTTTATTCAGCTGATCTATATCGTTAAAGTCAGTTCATTCTAGTTGGTTTGCAGGTACTCACATTGCTATTAGTCTACTCCTTAGGAAGTCTCACTTTAGACTTCACATAAAATCTGCAAAAGACATCTCTAAATCTGATTAAGATATAAAACTATTCTTCCATGTATTCAGCATATAAATCTTTCAATTTGTGGTCGTACTTTTCTTTTAGGTGTTCTTTCTTAGTTCTAAACTCTGTAAAGTGTTCTACCTTACCTATCACATACTCCATAATCTGATCCATCTTATCAGGATGCTGTGAGAATTGTTGCATGACTTTAGACATATTTACTTTGTCTCAGTCAAAGAAATCTGCTGTTTTTCGTTCCATGATTTTATGGTTAAATTATAAAAACAACTAAAAAATATAAAAAAAGTGCAGCTAGGTAATTGCTAGCCACACTTTCTTAAATATGAAGTATTATCAGACTTGTTATGCACCACAGCGATAGCAAGGCACTACATAGCATAGTTCATCATGTAATTACTTTAAATATCGTATAATGTTTTTCTTTTACGAACTCCATATAGATTTTTCACTCTTTTATTATGTTATCTGTATAGAGAATAAACTTACTAAACTTTTCAGGCTCTAGTATGTTTCACTCTATCAGATTTCTTAGTTTCTTTTTATTCTGAGAGATTAAAGCACCTGCTCTATGTTTCACTTCCTTACATTCTCTACATAGCTCCCATTTACTCTCTTTACCACATCTCATACACTTCATTATCTATCGTGGTTAAGAGGTAAATTCTCACATGGTATTCAGTCTTTATCTCAGTCCAGCTTTTTATGTCACATTTGATATAGTAAATCAGCTTTCCATCTAGTATCTATATTCTTACAGATTATTTCAGTAGAGGAATATTGAAAAAGATTCAGACTTATAGATAAAGTCAGTAATGATAGGAGAGTGTAGATCAGTAGTTTAGTCAAGTTATTATATATTAAGATTTAAAACTTTTTATTTGGTAGTATAACAGAATCCCTAGAACTACACATATAGTAAATGTTAGACTGACTGTCATCTGTTATATAATTAAGTAGTAAAACAACTTTTAAGAGTTAAGGAAGTCTGATTATAGTCAGTAGTTTGATTTTGTAAGATTGTAGTAATCTGATACATCTGTATCACTCCATACTGCGTTCTCTATTATAGCCTCACTTATATATCCTGTACAGTTATTGTTATATTGGTCTGTGAATGGTTTTCCTCATACTGAAATTCATGTAGAAGTATCTGTTCTATTGTGAGTTGTAGAGCCTTTTAATACTCCATCTACATATAATTTCATGCTTGTATTATCCACCACTCCTACTATATGATGCCACGTATTTTGAGTCAAACTTCCTCCAGATTTTCATACTGCATGGAAGTCAGATATTTGTACAGTTCCACTTGTAAGACTTATAAACATTCAATAATAAGAAGTCTGATTAGCTCATGTTCAGATTACTACTGGGTCGCCAGATGTAGTTATATTATATACCCAAGCTGACAACGTTCTCTTAGTTCATACTGATGCTGATGAGTTATATGCTCTACCATTCGAATAAGAGGCACAAGCTATTCCTCATAATGTAGTTATAGAGGCATCAGATACAGTCAGATTATTTCCGTTTCCACTAGCATCGTTGAAATCAGATTTTAGTGGATAATAAGCTATTGTATTAACTCATGGCTTCCATCCACTAGGTCGTACTTGCTTCTCTACCCCATTTACCCGCATTGTTGCTCTCTTTACAGGGTTGCTTCATATATAAGCATTCTTTAGTTCGTGCTGAAACATCCGTTAAAAGATAAGAAATAAATCTGATTATAATCAGTAGTTGCTCTTTGTGCTATTGTAGTAGTTCGCTATTTCTTGTGCTGTCCACTCTTTTGATTCTATGATATACTCATCAACATTACCGATTACTCTATAATTCGTGTCTGATGTAGCATTAGCTAATGCTCAGATATTTAGTTGATATGTAGATATAGTATATTGTCATCATAATGTGGCATCTATATCTTTTACTCAGTTTAGATATGCTTTATAATTCCTTGTGGCATAATTGTATGTATAACATACATTATACCATTGATTTAAGGAAGTCGCTATTGTTCAGTCAGTTTTATTTCAGCTACCATAGAAATCAAATGTTAGTTTCCCATCTTGTAATAATCCACAAATCAACATTCTTCTAGAATTTCATTGTCATTTAGCCATCAAACAAGATAATCAAATCACTCTAGTGGTTATCTTGACATAAGTATTTAGAGTCCAATCATGATTAAAGCTATCACTCATGTTTGTATATAAATAAGCAGGAGAATTTAATACGATAGATGATGGAGAAGAACTATAGGATATAGTTCAAGAATTAGTTAAGTTATATCAGTTCCCACTACTGTCATTCAGATTTCAGTCAAATTTATAATAAGCTAAAGTATTAGCTCATGGTAACCATTCATCTGTATGTAAATAAACTCCCATCTCTTATTATATAGTCAAATAAACCGTAGTAGCATCATAGCTACCTAGTGCTTCATACTGAGCTTGTGTTCCTGCCCAGATTTTTGTTAATTGTATAGGAGAGTTAGCATCTACCTCTATTCATCCACTAGGTGCTTGCCATTCATATCAGCTTGCTGTCTTAGTTACTACATATCCTGTAGTTGCTGTTCATCATGGATTAAATCAATTTACAGTTACTGCTCAATGGTTTCCATTTACTGAAGTTACTCATGTAGAGCTTGTTAAGTATCATGCTCAGTTTGTTAAATCTGCTGTATCAGTAGGTACTGTTATGTTAGCTGTAGCATTCGTACTCTGATTAGCAGTAAAAGTCTGCACATTAGTTCAGTTCTTCTGTATCGTTAATGTAGCATTGTTTACTGTCGGGATAGTTAATGTTACAGCTCATGTCTGTCAGTTTACACTCTGTACAGGTGCATGAGTTTGAATCGCTCATTTTAATACTGAAGCACTTATTGTTCTTGCACTTGTAGCAGTTCAAGTATTAGCCTCTGTTGCAGACATATTTGAATAGGTAGTATTACTATCTAATCCATGTCCTATGAATTGCCAATAAGTTCAGTCAAATACAAAGCTGGTTACTATATTAGCAGTTCGCACTATACTGTCTGTACTTGTAGTAATAGCTGCATTATTATATCTCATAGGATATGCTGTAAAGTTATTTACCTTTAATGTAGAGCTAGCTACTGAACTTGTTACTGATGGTAGAATATGTACTACCTGTCCTTCATGTAGTTCTTTTATTCATGGGATACTTACTTCTTTCTGAGCTGTAGCAGCTGCTGTAGTAGATTTTCAGAAGTTAGAAGCTGTACTTACTGTATTGCTTGCTATGCTTATTCCTGTTCCTGCTGTTAATGTATCTTGTTTAGCATTAAGAGCAGTTGCTAGAGCTGTGTTATCTGTAGGTTGTCATGCTAAAGCAGAAAAACTTACACTTATATCAGCATTCTTTTGTAATAGCCAATTAGCTCAGTCATAGATATATACATCTCATTGTGCTACTGTTCAGCTTTCTACTGTTGTACTAGCAGTTCATGTATAACTACTACCATTTGGTTTATAATTAGTAGTTCATACTACCTCTACCAAGAATCGATCTCATGTAGTATAAGTATATGGAGTAGATAATGGGAAGCTAATAGGCTGTCATGTAGCTGAGTTCCAAAGACTAAGGAATTTTCATAATCATGAAATATTATCTATTGCATCTTTTAGAGCTTTACCTTGTGCTGCACTAAGAGCATCTGTAGTAGATACAGAAGTCAGATTATTTATTACATTTGGTAAAGCTTTACCACTATCTTTAATCAGCTTTCATGTGACTCAGTCAAATAATACTACATTGTTATTAGTAGAAGAATTAGGTCAAAGTACATCTCAAGATCATTCTCCATCTTGTCAGTCTAATATATGGAAGCTATAATCATCTCAGTCAGTTTCTGTTATTGTTACTGTTGTCACTTTTCAGCTTTTTTCACTTGTTATACTTGCTATTCAGTTTCATGTAGCTCATGTTGGTCATTGTGGTCAAGTTGCCCCTTGTGGTCAAGTCTCTCCTTGAGGTCAAGTTTCCCCCTGTGGTCATTGGTCTCATTTTGTACCTTTATCTCATTTATCTCATTTTTCTCCAGTATCTCACTTATCTCATTTTTCTCCAGTATCTCACTTAGGTCATTGTGGTCAAGTGGCTCATGTGTCTCCCTTAGGTCAAGTAGCTCATGTATCTCCAGTGTCTCATTTATCCCCTTTAGGTCATGTATCTCCAGTGTCCCCCTTAGGTCATTGTGGTCATGTATCTCCAGTATCTCCTTTGTCTCCTTTATCTCATTTATCCCCCTTGAGTTCATCTTTACTAGCTAATCTAGCTTCTTCACTATCAGCATCCAATATCAAAATCTTATCATTTAATCATACTTCAGATTTTTCTTCTATCTCATTGATAGGTTTTACAGGTATTGTCATTTAGTATTATAATTATGATCTAAATCTGACTTTCCATTGTGTAGTAGCTTCTTCTCTTGCTCAGTATTCACTATCATGTAAATATGCAGGATCACATTTTATCTTTATAGCTTTGCCATCTTTTGTGTCAGTAATAGCAGTTAGTACCGTAGCGAAAAAACTTCAGAGCATATATTTTCTACTCTTGGTTTTGTACTTATCTCTTCAGCTTTCAGACCAAGCTGTGTTTACTTCTTCCCTAGATTTCCATACTATCATACAAAAAAGCCACCATATAAAGTTGGTGGCATTATAATCAGAATTTGTTTTTTGGTGGATTTTCTACACTAGGCTCTTTAGTTCCCCATCTATATAACTTAGCCAGTCCCTAAAAAAGTTATTCATATCGTGTAGCTTGTTTTTGTGTAAATCACTTCATGATAAATTCCATAACTCTGAATTTATATCCATTCAATTTACTATCTTTGCTTTTATCTCATTCAGCTTTTTTACTCTCTCTAGGTTATCCTCTACAGGTACATATACATAGAAGAATGGTCAGAAATTTGTTATAGCACTTACCTTATTCTTTAGTCAGTAATATGGCATACTTCAGCTATCCTTTACACTCCTTTGACCATCCTTACATACTATATCTACACTATGTCAGTTTGTATTAGTTCAGAAATCTGTTCCATCTAGCATTCAGTCTTTTTTATCTGCATTGTATTCTTTCGTAGGACACATATTTCAGTCAATGGTGTATAATTTACCTATCACATCTTCTATAATCTCGTTATCGTATTTTGAGATACGGTAGTAAGCCACTTTTCTATCCATTTTTTCATTCCATCGGTCTGCTACAAGTTTGACTGCTGACTGTACATACCATCCTTGCCCTCTTATTCTTCCTCTCTCATAGCTTAGCTCATCTATCTCTTTGATTTCATCGTAAGTAAACTTGTAGTTCATTAAATCTGATAGCATTCATACAGCAGCAAAAATAGTACATGAAACATAACTCCATGAATTTTTATACTGATTATATTCGTATCTGATTTCATCCTTTTTTACCAAAGGTGGTAATAAATCTGAATCTCCATTACAGAGTACATAGTCTGTATTCTCTGCTCAGTCTCATATACATCATAAAAACTCTTCCTCTTTATCCATCTTTATTTTGATTAGAAATTAAATTGACTATACCATCCATATCTAATATCTGAGTTACTACTCAGTCTTCTTTTAATATTAGCATAGGTACAGACTCTACATTAAACTCACTTACACTAGCATCATCAAATCTAAAAGTCTGAAACTCATATCAGCTTTTCTCTGCTCGTTTCTCTGCATGAGGTTTCATCATGTGGCATTTACTACATGATTCTCATTCTATGAATATTGCTTCTTTCATTAGATATTTCTTATATTTTAAAATTATTTTTCCTCTGAAGTCTTCTTTTGCTCGTGAGTAGCCCTCCATTCTTTCTCTTGATTTTGTTGAAATAAACAAAGCATATCATAACTGCATTTATAGCAGGATTTCTTCCATCCTATACCTTGCCTACATTTATCTTCTCACTCTTTTGTATATCTGAATTTTTCCATCTTTGTTTTTAATATTGAATAAATTTCATTTGTATTTCACTACTTCAATCTTCCTTTATATCTACCTCTACGATCCATCCTCAGATTGTAGTTCCTAGATTAAATCTTTTAGCTAGTAGATTTTGCTTCAAAAAAGCTCAAGGAAGAAATGAATGTATATTTCTATAAGCCATATATAGAGCATCATGCCAATGACCACTAGCGAATATATCAGGTTGGTTTCTTGTATCTATATTCTCTATCAGCTTTTGTGGTTTATAACTCTTAGCATAACTCATATTCCCTCATCAATGGTGGGCATTTATATCCACTCCATTCAGCTTTATTCTAGCATCATAGAATCACATATCTATTATATCATCTCTAAGATTAGCTATGTTCTTGATTATATTAGCTCAATTCTCTTTTAAGAATGATTCATCATGATTTCATCAGACTACATAAGTTTTTATATCTCAGTAGTATGGATAATCATTTACTGCTGTCTTTAACTGTTCATCATATCATACATTCTCTAGCTCATATACTTGACCTTTAAATACATTACCTGTACCATCTACTAGATCACCACAATGGATAAATGCTTCTACTCATTCATCTCAAGCTTTCTTATAGAAGTCTGATAACTCTTTCTTTGCTGACTGTTTATTTCCTAGATGAGTATCGCTTACTAGAGCAAATTTCAGATGACCTTTATCTCATATCACTTTCTCTATGCTCTTTGCTGTACTAGTTTGTAAATGAGTGAGTAAACCTTTCAATTCTTCAGGAGAATAAGTTTTAACTAGCTCTTGTTTTAGTCTATCCTCCTTAGATAAGGTTTGTATAATATCTTCTCTATACCTAGCTACAGATTTTCTGCTGATTCATAACTTCCTAGCTATTTCTCTATCAGATTCTTCTGCAGGATAGGAGTTAATCTTTTTGATAAGCTCATTATCTAGTTTCCCCATAGGCATTATAGGTTATGATTTAAAAGTGTGTGTTTGGTTTATACCAGAAATCTAAATCATTAACATCATGTGCTGTAAGAGTATCTACTAGCCATTCTACTACTTCAGGTCTCATCGCTTGCTTAGACAAATCTAGTGTAGTTATTAGTTGTTCTGCTATAAGTCTGTTGGCATGAAGTGTATGTATAGCCCTATGCTGTGTTTCCCTTAGCTCTATAAGGTTTTCTTCATCGTTATTCCCTCCTTTTGATCTAGGCACTATATGATGTGTAGAATGTCTTAATTCTTTCTTCATTATCAAACTTTAGCTTTAATTAAAAAGCTGATTATCAAAATCAGCATCAAAATGATTAGTCTAACTAGGTTTCTTTCACTCATTACTTTTAATAACAACTAAAGCCTCAGCTACACTATCTTTATCGTAATATACTTTAGCAAAGGATTTGTGTGGAGTTCGCATCCTTTTTCAATTAAGATATTGAAGCACCATTAGTCTTCACATCTCCTTTTTTCTTGATAGGATTCGCCCCCTTTCTGTTTTGATTATTTTATATTCTCGCATTAAGTATTTATTACTTAACTAAAGATTTCTTTATTCGCTCAATGTCAGTTTGTATCTGTGATAAAGTCGTTTGTATTTTTACTAAGTCCATGTCATTTACATTCTTTTCTATCTGCTCTATCCTAGAGTTCAGACTTCATCGTACTGCCCCTATTCAGAATATGAATACACAAAAACTGATTCGTGTGGCAGGGTTACTTAAATAATCTTTAATCTTTTGCATCTTCTCAGAAATTATCAATTAAAGGATCTTTCTTACTTTCTCACACTTTCTGTCCAAAGTAGAAACTGATTACCATAAGCATTGCATTATTAAAAAGACTTGTCTCTATTCAGTTCAGAGTTAAGTAAACTGTCTGAAATGATAAAACAAGTGTTAAGATTAAGAATACTAGCTTAGTTATACTCATTTTAGTCCAAAAGTTTTTCATTTTTTCTAAAAATGGAGATAAAATTTCTTGTATCTCCATTATAGTCAGAATTTGTTTTTTGGTGGATTTTGTGTTAATTGATTCTTGTAGCCGTTATCCCTCATGTAACCAATACTTTGTGAGTAGTATATCAGTGAGAGACTATTATTCAGAATCTTGCTCACTTTGGAATATTGGCACAAGCCTCTATTGATAATCTATCTATATATGCACAGCTCCTAGCTTGTATGTGGTCATAAGGCACATAATCTTTCTTCTCTGGATCATATATTAGCAAAGCTAAGAATAATGGATAAGTAGATCATGCTGAGAAACTATATCCTCAAGGGAATATATAGTCTGCAAAACATTTTAAGATATATGTTCAAGTCTCAGTTATCTCTAATGCTGAATCTGTTACCCTAGTCTTTGCATCTCATCTCCCTGTAGCATTCTTTACATACTCTAGAGCATCTTTTGTAGTCCATGTATGTCCCATTGCATCCGTATAGTTCTTTATCTCTGCTAAGTCATTCTCTGAATATTCAGATTTTAGCATCATTCTTCAGGTAGGTTTCCATCAAAACCACTCTTCATATCATTCATAAGCTCAGTCTGGATTATATCATTGTTGCATAGAGTATCCAAAGACAGTATAAGCTGTTGCTCATGTGTTAGTAGCTTGAGTCTTCCAGTCCATTTTCTGAGTTTGGTATCATGGTCTTATCTTAAACATATCATCATCTCTAGGTCGCCCTGCATCTTGGAATAATGCCTCATCTCCATTATTAAATTCGTTTCAGAATTGTTTACCTGCATATACTATCATCTCTCTCTTTGATTAGCAACTAAATCTAAAGCAAATAATTCTGGAGTATAATTCTGATTTCCTTTACCTTTTACCATTATCTGTAAACTATGGCTCTTTGGTAGCTCTAGTTTGTTATTCAGATTATGGAATCTAAACTCTCATTCTTTATATTCTGTAGTAGTTATCTCTCAGATTTTTCTGAAATGGTTAAACTCTGTATATCAAATGTATGTTGGCTCTTGCATTGTCAGATATTCTGTTAATCTCATTGTCTCTTGTCCAGTCATTACTGGTAATTCTCATACTAACTTGAATGTTAAGTATTCTCAGTTCTTCTCTACAAAATCTAAATGATAATTGAAGTCTGTTCCATCTATCATCCATTGGCTTCATACTGTTGGAGTAGTATTTCAGTCTGTTTTGAATGTCCAGAAATGATAATGATTAGCCATACCCCAAAATTCTAGACTTGTATTAGCACTTGGTAGGATATAACTTACAAATAAGTCTGATTCTTCTTTTTCTAGTAGGTGGTTTCATAATATAATAGGATATTCAGCCATCCATTCTGTGTTATAGTTCTTAATTGGTGTGTCATCTTGGTATTTCATAGTATATTTTGTTGTTACATTGTTTACTGTTATGCTATAATCTACTTCTAAATCTTTTCAGTTAGCTTTTAGCCCTGTTATTACAGCATTCGCTGGTAATTCATGTATAAATGTTCATCATTTACCTCCATAAGTCTGTCAATACTGGAATATTCTGTTGTCTCTTGTTGAAAGTATCAGATTTTTCCTCCAGTTTATCATTTTTCAGTCAAATTTATATTGTTCTTCTACTCATACAAGGTCTACATACTGGCTTTCTAGTTTTCATCATACGATAGGCACTAATTCTTGTCAATTATATACCCATAATGAGCTTATACCTCTGTCTTCTCATACTAGATATAACAGATAGTCTATATTAGTTACTCCCATAAACTCACATCCATAAGCTATATATGGTGTTCATCTACTTCATGATAGATCACAAGGGAATATATATCAGTCTCCATGCATATTTCATATCATGTATACCTGTTCATTCCATACTATCATTCATATTACAGTCATTTCTGTAGGATTAGCCCATCACATATACTGCTGAAACTCCCATCTTATTTGCTTATTTCAGTTTACACTTTCCCAAGAGCTATTCCATTCCCATAATAACTGGAATGTAGTTCAAGGCATCCAATAATATTCTCATACCTGCACGAAATCCCTATCCTCATTTAGTGGTAAATATGAATAATACTCGTTAAAATCTCAGTCTTTTAGCTCTACTGCCTCACTCCATCCATCAGGATAGTTAAAATCTATTCAGAAAGATCCTCATGAATGAGTGTTTACACTGTCTTTTAAGAAGAATGTCCAAGTAACATCCTCAGATAATACAGGTAAATATATAAGTAGTCAAGTTTCTAGTTCTCCCTCTACTCTTACTAAATCATTCAAATCTCATTCATCATCTTCAGGTGTCATTGCATCTAATTCAGGATCATAATAATATTTCCTTACTTTCTTTGATGGTGCATTCTCATTTATCTGTGTACTACTTACCCAAGTATCTCATGAATTTATAATATAAGTAGTGTTTCCCCAGTCACACTTTAATCTAACAGGGACAAAGCCAAATTCATCATGTCAGGCAACAGTTAATCTAATCCATGTAGTGTTTGGTGCACTTCATGAGCCATTCTGAGTTATCTTTATATACCCATCTGAATCTCTTGTTAAATCTTCATCCCATCCCCAATATTTTCTAGCATTACTCAGATTCTTATCTAGTACATAAGCTGTCTTATTGTAATAATAAGCACTTGTATCTGTATATACTACCAAAGACTTCCAGTCATTCCCATCGTATTTTACTAGCATTCTCTTTGGAGTTCATCGCTGTGCATTATTATATGTGCCATTCTTTCATGTATAACTTACTGGTCTTACAGGAAAGTTAGTAGCTGGATCTAATATCTCTACTCAGTTTTCATATATCTTTCAGTCAGTTTTTAGCTGTACTCTTCCATAGTCATCTTGATCTATTACATCACTTCATATTGTTATAGGATTACTCCATGCAGTAGCTTTTACACTCTTGCTACTAGAAAAGATGTCTAAGTTTTTACTCCTTAGACATCAAGGTTGGCTTGAATATCTATCTGTTAATTGTCCAGCAGGTAGTCAAGCACTATAATAATTCAAGTTATCTATTGCCATTAGTTTTGTACATCAGAATAATAAATACTTTGTACTCTTTGAGAGATATATCTTTTCATTTTCTCTAGTCATTCTTCATATCTAGCTTTACATCTATCAGCTTTCTCAAAATCTTGTTTATGTTCCCACAATTCAGCTCTTAATCAGTCTTTTAGCACTTTGTGAAATTGCTTTAAGTCTGAATGTCATGGGAATATAACATCCTCTTCATTATCTGTTAGCTCTACAGGATTTATATTCTGTATTCATTGTATCTCTAATCCTCATTCTATATCTTTCTCAGGAGTCCAGTTTAGGAATATATGATTATCCTTTAGCTTCCATCATTTCATTCATGTACTCTCTTCCAAGTCTGATAATTCAGGTAATTCATAACTATTTTCTTCATCAGCCCAGATTATTACTTTCTTTACTTTCTCTATTCATGGTACTTTGATTTCATTTCAGTCATCATCTAGTACAGGATTTCAGCTATCATCTAGCAGAGTAGTCCATTCTCTTTCTACTTTATATTCTCTTGCTCACTGTTGTATATCAGTAGTCCAATAAGTCCAAAAATAGTCTTCCTGAGTAGTTACTATCATTCTGTACATCTCAGAATAGATTTCATTCAGCTTATTCAGTCCCTTTGTGTATGGATAGTTAGCGATAGAAGTATTAGTGTCTTCGTATGCTTCTTCCAATAGATTTTGAATTGTCATTAGCTCAATAATAAATAATAAGTTAAAAGTCTGACTATTTATTAAAGAGGGGAGGAGTTATCCTCCCATCTTTTATCTACTAAGCAAGAGCAGTTACAGAAGCCCTTACAAGTTGTTCAGCATTTTGGTCAAATACTTTTCCTCCATGTGCAACTTCTCCTAAGATGTTGTAGTATAATCCATCATCAGCTTCAGTTACTTTAGCTTTCACTAATTGTCTTACATAGTTGTAACTCTTAGCTCTGAAAGCATAAATGTAAGCAGCAGGAGCAGACTGTCCAGTTGGAGTAATTAAGTTAGATTCATAGATAGAGAATCCAGCGAATTTACCTAACCATCATTCTACAGCAGCATCAGCAGCTACTTCAGTTCCAGCTAAGATTCCAGCTTGTGCTATAAGAGCAGATACTTCTGGAGATACAACCAAGATTCTATCTTCCATAGGTACTTCTTTCTTAGAAAGCATAGTTCTAAGTCACATAATGTCTTTAGCAACTGTACTTACAGACATACTAGCAATAGTAGTAGTTTGAGTAGCAGTAGCAGCAAAGAAAGCATCCAACATAGTGATAATTGAAGTTTCTACAGCTGTGTCAATTCCATTTACCAAGTCTCTGATACGATTTCCTTTGATAGAGTATAGAGTTTGGATTTCTTCTAGATCAGAGAATTTTTCTCTGTATTGATGTAATTTGTTAATTACCAAATCAGAACTTGTAATAGTTCTATCAGATGCAGTAATAGCAGCCAAAGAATTTGCTCTGATAGTAGCTGGCTGTCCATTTCCAGAAGCATCTGTTAAAGTAATTTTTGGAGATACAGGTACTGTAATAGTATCTCATCCTTTCTTTAATTGTCCCTCAAATTCGTAGTTAGCGAATCTCATGAAAGGTTTTTTAGGAGTGTCAGATAATTTTCTGCGAAGTTCTGCCTCCAAAATAGTTCTAACTTTATCTACTTGTGCCATTTTAAAATAGGTTTAAAAGAATTAAATAAGTAATTCTTCTCCCTCTGTTGTTTAGTCTAGTTCTCAAATCTTGGCTTTACTGTAGCTTTACCATTCCTGATGTCAGCTTCTACCTTTTGAAATTCATCTCTAGGTAATACAGCAAGCTCTTCTTCAGTCCAAACTTTTCATTCAGACTTTTTAGGAGTTTCCACTTCTTCAGTTTCTACTGCTTCTATGTTCTCCTCTAGTTCAGTTTTTTTAGCCATGCTAAATTAAATTAAAGATTTAAATCTGCTTAATAGCTCAGCTTTCTATCCCTTTTGCGATTTCATCGTACTTTGCAGGATTCTTCTCAGCTATTTCTGCAAGTTCATCGTATGAGATTTCTTTTCTCTCAATTTCTCCTACTCTTTCTCTTCATGGATTAGGATTAGCATTGCTGACTTCATGATAATCAGCTACTCTATAAGCTTGTTCCCATGTTAAGTTAGGATTAGCTTCACGAATTTGTAGAATTTCTGCAGGGATCTCTTCAAATCCATGTTTAGCTTTGAAACTTACTTTTTCCTCAATAGTTTTCTCTAATTCAGCTTTGTCTACTTCAGCACTAGCTTTTTCAGCTAAGTCTTTCTGCTTAAAAGCCTCTTTAGCTTGCTTCTTCTTTTTGTCATACAGCTCCTTAGTGACATAGTTTTCAGCTACATCATCCTTAGAAATGTAATTCTCATCAAGATCAGCTCTTGAGATAAAGTCAGCTTCATTGAAGTCTTCCTCTCTTCCATCATCATAAACGATTTTGGTCATGTTGTTTAGTTTACCAAATAAAAAGATGTTGATTAGTGGTCATCCTCCACCGATATATCAGTTTGATTACTGATCCTTGTTAAGAGATACTGTGGTATATTCAGGAACTCATCTATTAGCTCTAGTTCCTTTATATCCATGTCTCTCTTATTGTAGATGGTCTTACTCCTATCTTCACTCACTGGAGATAGAATGCCAGTTGTTAAAGACTCTCTCTGTTCTTCTAGATATTCCTTGATTATTTCTCGGAATTTACTACTTAGTCAGTCTTTTATTATTCACTCATCTAGCTTATTCAGTTGTAGGGATTTCATTTCATGCAGTAGGTCATAAAGCTAAAGGTTGTTGATTTGCTTGGTTATTCTGTGAGATATAATTACTTACAAGCTGATTCGTACTCGCATCCTGTCATTGTGTCATTGCTCACATCATAGCTTGCTGATTTTGTTGTCAGCTCAATATTAAAGCTTGTTTTCTCCTCATTATTGCTTTCGCTTTTGCTTTCGTATCTAATGCTTTTTGATAAATCTGAATATATATACTGTGGTCTTCATTCATGTTTGTTATATCTCATACATCTTCATCATTATTTAATAACTCTAAGTCTAGTATAGCTTTCTCATATTCAGGTGGATACTTGTATATTGAGTTCACTAATTCAGGATCCATTCACATTACAGTACCAAATTCTTTATCTAGTAGGATTTGTCCAAATGGTGTAGCAGCTTGCCTTAGTGGTTGGTAGCTTGCCATAAATGCACTCTTATTAGCTTCATCCTGTTCTTTTTTATCTAGTAATGTTTTGAATGCTAAGTGTAAATCTCTCTTAGTATCCAAATCTTTACCCATTACTGTAAATGTTACACTTCCTATTCAGTTATTCAGAGTTATGTTTTTCTCTGAAGTCATCTTGAAATGTTTTTGATAGCTTCTATACCAAAGCACATCCCAATATCTTTTTTCTCCCCAAAGGAATATCTTGAATATAGTTGATAATCTTACATTCTGATTAGCTTGTAATAGTTCACTCTGAGTGGCTG